GAATCCAGCGTGCGCCCTGCGCTCGTTTTTTCAGCACTCCCGACCCCTGGTGGGTCGTTCCGACCCTGGAGGTCACCGTCATGGCTGCACCGAAAGCACCTGTAGGGCTTGGCAAGGCTGGTAAGGCTCAGTGGTCCTCGATCGCGGGCTCGTACAAGCTGCGCCCGGATGAGCTCACGGTTCTTGAGGATGTGTGTCGGACGGGCGACATGATCGCGGCGTTGATTGCGGCGTGGGCCAAGGATGGCTCGCCGATGACGACGAAGGGCAGTATGGGTCAGCTGGTGACGCACCCGTTGATTTCAGAGCTGCGTCAGCACCGGTCGGCGCGCGCTGCGTTGTTGCGGCAGTTGGCGTTGCCTGATGGCGATGAGGTGCCGGTGCCGAACCAGCATCGGAGTGCGGCTCAGACCAAGTGGTCTGCGCGTGGCGCGTAGCCTTGCCGCCTCCCAGACCCGCACTGCTGACTCTGACTACCGCGAGATCATCGGCTGGTACGAGGATCAACTAGAGCGTGCGACGCCGCCAGTTGGCCTCGCGTGGGAGCCGGTCAAGATCGGGCCGACGTGGCAGTACGACAACGGCTGGGTGTTGCCTGCGGTCACGCTAGGGTGGCGCAACCTGGCATGGACAGGGCTGAACCTGTCGGCGCCCAAGGGTGGGCCGTGGACGTACACGCTGGAACAGGCGCGGTTCATCCTCTGGGCTGACGCGCTGGACCCGGACACGGGCGAGTTCCTGTACTCGACGTCGGTGCTGCAGCGGCTCAAGGGCTGGGGCAAGGACCCGGTCGGCGCGTGCGTGTCCGCTACGGACATCTGCTCCGAGGATGCTGTGTTCGACCACTGGCGCGGTGACGTCCCGGTCGGCCGGCAGCAGGAGAACGCGTGGGTTCAGATCATCGCCGTGGCGCAGCATCAGACCCAGACGACCATGAAGCTGTTTCCTGGCCTCATACCTGCTGAGACGCGCAAGCGGTACGGCATCCAGATCGGCAAGCTGAACGTGTGGGCGCGTGGTGACACTGCGCAGATCGAGGCTGTGACGTCGAACCCGCTGACGATCGAGGGTGGGCGTCCGACGCGGATCATCCGTGTGGAGACGCAGAACTGGAACTCGTCCAATGATGGCCACGATATGGCCGGCGCGATCGAGGGCAACGCAGCCAAGAGCCCTGATGGTGCGGCGCGCATCCTCGATATCTGCAACGCCTTCCGGCCCGGTGAGGACTCAGTTGGGCAGAAGGCGCGTGAGGCGTTCGAGGCCACGCAGGGCACCCATTGCGCGGCTCATGCGACATCGACGGACTGGCCTGAATGCATCAACTGCCAGCGGCCCAAGTCGTTGGACTTCGGGCAGCTCTACGATTCGCTCGAGGCACCACCTGAGGCGCCTCTGACTGTCGAGGCTGTCCCTGGTGTGGTGGAGTCGATCCGGGGCGACTCGGTGTGGCTGTCCACGAAGCGGATCTTGGCGAGCATTCTCAATCCGATGAACTCGGCGAGTGAGTCGCGGCGCAAGTGGTACAACCAGATCACGGCGCAAGAGGACGCGTGGTGTGACCCGAAGGACGTTGCCCTGGCCGTGAGGGACGAACTGATCGAGCCCGGCACGCCTGTAGTCCTGTTCGGTGACGGGTCCAAGTCCGACGACGCGACTGGCCTCCTGGCTATCCGCATCAGCGACGGTCACGCCCAGGTGTTGTACGTTCAGCAACCCAAGGCGGGCAAGATCGTTGACCGTGACGCGCTTGACCATGCGGTCATTGAGGCGATGGCCACATTCAAGGTTATGGCGTTCTGGTTCGACCCGTCCCACGCCAAGGACGACGACGCTGAGGGCGACAGCCGATTCTGGTGGCCACTGTGCGATGAATGGTCGCAACGGTATGGCCGGCGTTTGAAGTGCTGGCCAGTCAAGACCGGCAACCGTACTCACGCGGTGGCGTTCGACATGGCATTGGAGACCAGCCACCAAATCTTCCAGCCCGCTTGCGATCAGGTGCTGAACGAACTCGAAGCCGGGACTGTGACGTTCGCGAGGTCCCAGTGGCTGATTGAGCACATGGGCAACGCCAAGCGCGCACCGGGCAAATACGGGACGAGCATCCGCAAGGACAACCGTGAGTCGCGTCACAAGATCGACCTGGCTGTCTGCCTGATCGGCGGACGGATGCTGCGCCGCGTCTATCTACTGAGTTTCAAAAAGGGCACTCCAGGCAAGAAGCCGCGAGTGATCGTCCTCCAGTAATCCAAGCGGGAAGGGGCACAACCAGTGACCATGCCCATAGGTGAGACCGGCAGCCCCGTCAACATGGACCAGCCTGACCAGACCTATGGCGTGAAGGCTTACGGGCCGAGCAATGTCGTGTCGCTGGACCTGCCGATGATTCGCCTGTCGGATGACGAGCAGGCGATGGTCACCCGATTGACGTCACTGGTGGAGTCGAAGCGGTACGGCCTTGAGCTGCGTGACGCGCACTACCGTGGCACCGTTCGTGTCCAGGATCTCGGGATCTCCATTCCTCCGTCGATGCGGAATGTGAAGATCGCACCTGGGTTTCCGCGGGTTTGTGTCGACGCGCTCGACCGCCGGTTGAATGTTGACGGGTTCCGCTATCCGGACTCCAACGACGTGGACAGGGATCTGCAGGAGATCTGGCTCGGCAACGATCTCGATGCGGAGCACCCGCTGGCCCATCTGGATGCGTTGGTCTTCGGCTGTGGGTATGTCGGTCTCGGCTCCCCTGCCACGGGCGGTAACGTCATCGACACGCCCCCGCTCATCACGATCGAGTCGCCGCTGGACATCGCGGTGGAGTGGGACGCCCGGACTCGGACGATCCGTGCGGCGTTGCGGCTGTTCGGCTTTGAGGGGTCACGTCAGGCGACGTTCTACAAGTACGGGTCGACCATCTCGCTGATCCAGTCTTCGGGTGGCTGGACTGTCACTGGCCGTGACGACCACGGCCTGCAGCCCATGATCGTCCGTATCCCGAACCGGCCTCGGTCCTACGCTCGTGATGGCGCGTCGGAGATCACGCCAGAGATCATGAACATCACCGATGCGGCCAGCAGGGCGATGCTGGGGCTGATGGTGGCGGGTGAGTTCTACTCGGCGCCGCAGCGGTACATCCTCGGCGCTGACGAGTCTGCATTCCAGGCACCTGATGGGACATCGAAGGATGGTTGGTCGACCTACCAGGGGCGAATCCTTGCTCTGGAGAGCAACGCGGATGGCATCCTTCCCACGGTGGGGCAGTTCACCGCCTACGACCCGTCCGTGTTCACAAAGGTCATCGACTCCTACTGCCAGCGCATCTCAGCGTTGACCGGACTGCCGCCGTACATGCTCGGCTTTGCCACGGCGAACCCCACGAGCGCGGACGCGATCCGCTCGGGTGAGGGCGAGCTGACGCGGCGAGCCGATCACAAGACGGTCATGTTCGGCAAAGGCTGGCGTGATGTGATGAAGCTGGCGCTACTCGTTCGTGGCGGAAGCCTGCCGGACAATGCCGAGAAGATCACGACGGTCTGGTCTTCGACCTCGACTCCGACCATTGCGGCGACGACTGATGCGGTCTTCAAACAGGTCACGATGGGCTACCTGCCTGCCACGTCTGACGTGACTGGCGAGGCGTTGGGGTACAACGCGATCCAGCGTGAGCGCATCGAGATTGACCGCGCGGCAGATCAGGGCCAGTCGATGCTGCAGGAGATCGCCCACAACCTCGACGTCAAGGCTTTCCGGGCTGACCAGGCGATCACCGCCGATGCAGTCAAGATCAACCAACCCGCCCCCGCCGTGACACCGACTGCGACACCGGGCATGATGCCGAAGAAGATGCCCGGTGTCCCAGCAGGCGGTTGAGGCTCCACCCCGCCCGGCTGACGAGCACCAGCTCGGCCAGGCCGCTCTTGTCTCACTGATCCCGAAACTACTGCGTGAGGCGTGGCCGTTGCTGGATTTGCACAACCTGCAGGCCACGATGCCTCAGTTCACCGCGGCGGTGCGGGCCATCGTGCAGCGGTACGGGAAGGCTTCGGCAGCCGGCGCGCTGACCTACTACCAGCAGGAACGCCGGCTTGCTGGGATTGCTGGTAGGGCAGGGCTGAGGCTGGCTCCATCACCTGCGGACTTGGTGATCGAGTCGGCCGTGTCATGGGCAACGAGCGACCTGTACGGCCCGGTCACTCCCGAGGGTGAGACGAAGGCGCTCGAACTGCTCGATGGCGCTGTGCAGAATCTGGTCCTCGATCAGGGCCGGGACACGATCATCAGCGCAGTCCGGGCGGATAAGTACGCCAAGGGTTGGGCGCGTGTCACTTCGCCGGGTGCCTGCTCGTTCTGCGTCATGCTCGCGCTGCGGGCAGGCGCTGGGTTTCTGTACTACAAGCGGTCGTCTGCGGACTTCAGGGCTCACACGCCTAACGCGAACGGTAGCGGCGGGCTCTGCCAATGCCACGTCGAGCCGGTGTTCACCACCTATGAGCCGAGCGCGCGGATGCGTGAGCAGCAGCGAGTGTGGAACGAATCGACCAAGGGCCGCTCTGGCGCCGATGCTCGCAACGCCTTCAGGCAGGCCGTCGAGGGACGCCCGGTGACCGGCACGACCGGCGCCAAGAAGGCAAAGGTCACGCTCGGCAATTCGAGCATGGACCGCGCTCAGGTTGAGTTCCTTCTCAAGCAGGCGCAAGGGATGAAGGACTCCCCGTGGCGCACGAAACAGATCGTTCGCCTGACCAAACTGCTGAGGAGTTGACATGGCTGACTTGAGCGCGTCAGGACGTGAACAGGCCGCGAAATCTGGTGCCGCCATGATGGGCGGGCGCTTCCCGATCAAGACGATGGACGACCTGCACAACGCGATCATGGCCGTGGGCCGCGCCAAAGGTGGCGCCGCAGGTCAGGCCGCGGTGCGTCGCTTCATCATGAAACGCGCCAAGGCACTTGGCGGAATGGACCAGATCCCGGCGTCATGGAACGCAGACGGGTCTCTGAAGTAACACCCTCTCAACGCATCGAAAGCCCCGGTCTGGTGCCGGGGCTTCGGTGTGACCGCTCAAAGTCCCTGGAGGACTCATGTCTGAACAGTCAACCGTCGTCGTCACGCCCGAGGCCCCTGCAGGGCCTGCGGTCGTCACTGACGATCAGGCGTCCGCACTACTGGCGGACGCCGTCGCAGCAGCTGGCAAGGTCAACGCTGACACGTCCAACGTGAGCCCATGGGATGACCCCATCGTGGCCAAGGCTGAGATCGAACGACTCCGCAAGGAGAACGGCGCTGACCGCGTCAACGCGAAGGCTCAGGCAGCCACGGACGCACGACAGCAGATCCTCAAAGACCTCGGACTCATCGAGGGCGATGAGGTCGCTGACCCCGCCAAGATCGCCGCGCAGTTGGCGGCCTCTGGTGCGGACGCACGACAGGCGCGGGTTGAACTCGCTGTTTACCGCGCCGCCGGCACCATCGCCGACCCCAGTGCATTGTTGGACTCCACGAGCTTCCTGGCGTCGCTCAAGGACATCGACCCGACCGACACCGCAGCCATCACGGCTGCGATCACGGCGGCTGTCGAGTCAAACCCGCGGCTAGGTGCCGCGTCAGAGGGCAACGGCCCCAGGGCACCACGCCCGGACCTTTCCCAAGCATCAGGGGCGAACAGCTCATCGACAGCCTCACCGGCTGCAGAGTTCGCTTCCATCCTCAAGAGCCAACTCGGCTCTCGCGGCTAGTCCCAAACACGAAGGAGAGCCATCATGGCTGGAGTTCAGCTCAACAACGTTGCGGGCACACTGTTGCCCCCGACGATCACCGGTCCCATCTTCACCAAGGCGTCCGAGACCTCGGCCGTCATGCAGCTGGCCCGCAAGGTCCCGCTGTCCGTCTCGGCCAACACCGCGATCCCTGTCCCCATGGACATCCCCACCGCAGGGTGGGTCTCTGAGGGCGGCGTCAAGCCTGTCGCCCAGGGCGGTGTCGGCGTCAAGGTCATGACTGGCAAGAAGGTTGCCCTTCTGGTCCCGGTCAGCCAGGAAGTCGTCATGTCCAACGCGGCCGGTCTCTACGACCAGCTGTCGCAGGACCTGCCGTCCGCGATCAGCCGCGCGTTCGACTACGCCGCGATTCACGGCCTCGACCTCAAGACCGGCGCCGCTGGCCCGTTCGCTGACTTCCTCAAGAACACCCCGAACACGCAGGTCATCGGCGCAACGGCAGCCAACGC